AGTAAGATGACATTTCAAACAACGAGTGGAAATTATACTCTTTACGAAAAAGGAATTGGTAACTTTAAAGCAAAATTAGGGATTCCACAAAACTCCATAATTGTATCTGTTATACCATCACAGTCATATGGATACCTTGAATATGCAACCTATGATGAAATTGATGATTCTATGTTCACAGGATTTTTGCTATATTCTACAATTCCAAACAAAATAGCTTCTGTTGTTGTAAGATATATTTAAATCGCT